AAACATATGGAGTCATATTCATCTAGCCAATCAATAGTGCTACCGCCAGTGTTTTTTATTATTCTGTTGATAGCACTAATACGTTTATCTTTCCAATCACTCACTTTGTTCCTCAAATTCAATTATCACTTTAACTCTGTGATTATATTGACCATGAGCTTCTTGAAAAGCTTCAATTAATGGTATTAAATTTTTCATTGTAATACCATCTTCCGATTGAACGTGTGCAACACATTCAAGTTTTTTTTGCTTTTTACCATCTTTATATGGAAAAGCTAATGCACCGATATTGTATTCATCAATGTACATTTTTCCTCCTTTTTCTAAGTTAAAAAATTAAAGCACCTAATATAAAACCAACTGTAAAGCATATCCACTCTCTTCGATAGTGAAGCTCTAATACTTTCCAATCATTTTTACTTTTACCAAAAATAAGCATAAGCACTCCTTTGTTAGATTGATAAGTGGGGATTGCTCCCCACAAATTTATAATTCACCTCTCTTGCAAAACTTCAATTCGTTTCCAAATCTAGTTTTATCAAAGATAGCCAAATCATTTTCATTTTCATTATACCTTATAACATATCGCCATAAATCACCATAATCATCAAATATGTCGTGTGCTTTGAGATATTTGGCTATGTTATGAACTCTATGTGGTTCAGCATAAATAACAAAAACTTTATCTCTAATTTGTTCTTCCTGTTCCATAGTAATATAAAAACCAACTTTATTAGGTTTCCATTCTTCTGGAACAAGACCTTTAAGCCAACCACATATAAAATTTTTGCAAGTTTCAGGTCTATCTTCATAGATTTTACAACCTACACCAATTTCACAATGTTGACACCAAGTGTACATTTTAGGTTTCAAGTTTTTGGGTTTAAGTATATGAGGGATTTTGCAACATAGATTGCAATCACCACATTTACGATTCATTTTTTACCAAGAAAAACTTCATCAAAATTAACAGCTTTAGCTGTTTCTTTAAATGAATGTTTTAATATCCTATCGTTTTCAGATTTAATAGATAATTTAATATCTTCTAAATCTTCAATGATAGTTGTTAGTTGTTCTTTAAGATATCCTAGAGGATATTCTTTTGAACTTTCAGTAGGAACTAAATCTTTTAATCTTTTAATTTGATTTTCAAGACCTTTCTCCTCTACTAACATTTGTTGTGGTTTGAAAGACATATTGTCTCCTTTTCTAGTTTAGTTTGAGTAGCTGACTCGTCAGTATCTAGGAACAACCCTAAATAGACAAGGGCAACTTAATGCCCTTGTTTCGTCTTATATTCTTACTGCCATTGGATTATGTGCAAAAATAATCAAACCACCAAGCTCCTGTAATTGTCTAGCTCTTTGATCTGTTTTATCTTCGTCGTTAGCAATGTTAGTAATTGCATTAGCAAGTTCATATTTAGAAGCACTAAAAGTATCACCTACATAATGTTCTAATCTTTCAAAAATTTGTGCTCTTTCAAAATCAGAAACTCCGTGTCTTTTAGTTAACTGAACTATCTCAGTAGAAGTAACTCTTTTTTCTGTTGCTTCTTTCAACTTTTGTAAGTTTTCCTGAAACAATTCAGGGTTACTAACTAGTTCAATCTGCTCTTGCATTTTTTTAATAATAGTAATCCATTGTTCATCTTTTTCTGGATTGATTATTACTTTACCAACGTGTTTAGCATAGAAACGATTTAAGTATCTAGGTGCTACCATACCATTAGTACAAACTAATCTGTAAATAAATGGTTGGATAATTAAACTACCACCACCAATTTCTGAATTGGTAATAGTAATACCACCTTGAACTATATCGTCTTTTTGAACTTCACCCTCTAGCTTTGGTAGAACTGCAGTAATATTTAAAGTATCTCTATCGTAGTGAGAATATTTTAAATCTGCATTCATATCCATCAACTTGTTTAAAGAGTGATTAGCAACAACATCATTATCAATTCTTTTATACCGATTTGACATGATTGCTCTACATTGTCTAAAATCATTTTTTTCAAATGATCTTAACATCAACTCTCTACTTTTGTTATTTTTTATCCAAAAGTTTAAGTTGTGTGCAACAAGTTCTTGAGAAACAGGCAAACATTTATTTATGTATTGCGTTCCTATTTCCAATCTACCACACATTTGATTTAACGAATGATCTGTTAAATTGTATTGTGTAGGACTATCCGTAATTTGTAGATTTGGATAGATCTTATCGCTTTTGTTTATTTGTAATGCATTCAAAGTAACAATGTAATCTTTTTTAAATTTTACATCGTTGTTTATTTTTTGCATTACCTCTTTTATATCATGACCTTTTTTCATGATTTTCCTCCTAGTTAAAATTAATGCGACTGGCATCATCAGTAGCTATCCATCACGATAACTAGACAAATAAAATTTGTTTCGCCAATACTTGACTACATCGTAGGAACTACCCAGCACTCTGTGAGGATTTCCACTAGTAAAGAAACTACTTCATTCAAGCTAAAACTTAGAATTGGCTCTAGTGGCTCTGAAATCGAATTGTATATGTTTAACGTCTAGTTCCGATTTAAACGTGGACAAGCTGAATATGACTGATTTGTCGAAAAAAGCAAATAAGTTAGTTTTCAGTAAATTAGAGGGTTTTAGGTATATATAACTATATCAGCAGTTTTTTTTTGACGTTTAATTCGCTTAATTGTATATATTGAAAGTAATGTTCAAATCGGTTAAAAAAAAAACTAGAGTTAAAAACATCGAATCATCAAAAAAGTTTTTATCTCCCTTTCTAGTTAAAATGGTGGCGAGTTTTCCGATTTCTCGCCACTTAACAATCAAACACAGGAGCGAAAATGACAGAAGATAATAATATCTTTAATCAATCTCTTGGAAAAAAAATCAAGTCAAGAAGATTGGAATTAAAAAAAACTCAAACTTGGTTAGCAAAAAAACTAGGTGTTACGTTTCAACAAATCCAAAAATATGAAAAAGGAATTAATGGAACTAATCCATATAACTTACTAAAGATAGCAAATGCTTTAAGAGTTTCTATTTTGTATTTTTATTTAGATGTTTCAACAAGTTGTAGAATAGACCCAACAGTACATGTAGATAAGAATGCAAGTATTGAACCATTAATTTTAACTAAAGAAATGGAGGTTACAGATGATCAAAGTGCAAGTGGATAAAGTGTGGCTTGGTAAAGTAAGTGTAAGAGATTACGTTTATAAAAAAGCATTAAGATTAAAACAATCTTTAGGTATTACGCATGGTAAAGAATACATGTTTATACCTTACGAAAAGTTAAAATCTGCTAAAAGTTACACGGATCAAAGTTTTCAAAGTAAGTTTAATGGAAAAAAATATAGACTTGTAGATTTTGATTGGAAGCCGTATAAAGAGAATAACCCTAATCAGGAAAAACTTTTATGAGTGATGAAACTTTTTTAGATATACCTAAAACAGATGAAACACAACAATCAACACCAGAGGAATATTATTTTTCTAAATCCAAAAATCAATGGATTATGGTTTCTGATATGTCAGACATGCACGTTAGAAGAGCATTCAAAAGATTATTAAGAATGATAAGACTTAATCAATTAGTTGATATTTCAGATGCTAACAAAGAAACATTTAATAGAGCAGATATTTTAAATGAAGTTAATAATATAATATCTCATTGTGGTAGCATCAAAGAAAAGATCGAGGATAATTAGTTATTTAGAGTTTAAGTTAAATAAAGAATTAGCTTATGAAAACACGTTTGGTAAAGACGAAGAAATTAGAAAAGAATACCAAAAATATCTCGAAGAAAAAGAAAGAGAAGAAAATATTGAACGGCTATTACATAAATAATGGGAAGATAACTTACTTATATGAAAAAGTCAGACAGGATTAGATTTAACAAATTAAAAGAATTAGGTTGTGTTGCTTGTGGCTCAAATAATGTAGTGATACACCATATACGAAAACATACAGGATTATCTTTACGACCAGACCATCAAGATACTATCCCTTTATGTCCAAGACATCACAATATGGGTAATGAGTCAGTACATCTTAATAAAAAGTTGTTTGAGGAAAAATTCGGAACTGAAAAACAGCTTTTAATAAAAACAAACTTACAAATAAACAAACTAGAAAGGACGGATATTTTTTATGTCGGAGGAGAAGAATAAATTTCACGCATTGCAATTATTCACAGATACATTTGCGGCAGAAACAGTACATTTAACAAATGAGCAAGTAGGAATATATATTAGATTATTATGTTTTGCTTGGACTAAAAATGCTAAACCTTTTACTACTGAATCAGCATACAGAATATGTCAATGTAATAACAACGATTGTATTAATGAAGTTGCTAAAGTTTTGGCAGAATTTTTTCAATCACACGAAGATAATAAATGGACACATAAAAGATTAGTACATGAACATGAATATCTTATTGCTAAATACAAGAAAAGATCAGAAGCTGGAAAAAAAGGCGGTCTTGCTAGAAGCAAAAACGTAGCACCTATACCTATACCTAGTCCTAGTCCTAATAAATATAATAATGGTTTTTCAGAGATATGGGATAAATTATGTATCAAAAGAGGATCAAAATTTAAAGCACATCAAATTTATCTAAAAGTTCATGATGAAATAGACGGTATTCAACATCATATCGCAGAAATTTTTAATAAACAAATGAGAGGTATTGAGGACAAATTTGTGCCACATTTTAGCACATGGCTATCACAAAAAAGGTGGGAAGATTACCAAAATCAAGATGAATCAATAACAATTAAACAAAAAATGGAAAAACTAGGATATGTATTTAGGCATACAGAATCTAATTTTGACTACTTCAAAAAAGATGGAATTGAGTATAAAATAGATAAGTATGATAAAGATCACATTATACATAAAGTTGAATGAAGTCGATTTTAAGGATATTTAAGTATGCTCGTAGACGGATAATTGCTTTAGCTTTAGAAAATAAAAGATTGAAAGCTAGATTAGAAATTTATGAGGCATTAATAGAATCAACTATAGAAACTAAACAATGATACAGAGAAAAAAGTCAAAATATAGACACATAACTATAAACAAAAAAAGATATTATTTTTATTCTATTAAGTGGTTAGATATTTTAGGAGATAGTGGACATTGCACTGCACAAGAATTTAATAATATGAAACCAGCAGAAATGAATACAACTGGTTATGTATATAGCAAAGATAAAAAATACTTGAAAACTTTTGCAAGTTATGATGAAAACGAAGAACAATTTAGCGATAGAAATGTATTTCCTATCGGTGTAATAAAAGAAATGAAAAGGATACTAATATGAAAATTGAAGAAATTGATATTAATGAAATCAAACCATATAAAAACAATCCTAGAGAGATACCTATTGAAGCAGTAGACAAAGTAATGGAATCAATAAAACAATTTGGTAATAATCAACCTATCGTTGTTGATAAAGATAATGTAATCGTTGTTGGACATACTCGTTGGAGAGCATTAAAAAATTTAGGCAAAAGTAAGGCATATATTGTTAAAAAAGATTTTAACAAATCAGATGCAATAGCATATAGGATTATGGACAATAGATCAGGGGAAAATTCAAAATGGGAAAAAGCATTATTAAAACTAGAATTAGAAGCATTAAAAGAACAAGATTTTAATCTCGATCTTACAGGATTTAATTTTGATGAAATTAATAATCTATTAGAAACTCAACCTATATTTAAAGCACCTAACGATATGATAGCTGATATTAATACTGAATCTATACAAGCACCAAGTTCAGCAGTAAAAATGATGCAGTTGTTTTTCACTACTGAAACAGAAAAAAAATTTAGAGATATGATTAAAGAATTACAAGAAATTCATGGAAAAACTAACATTACAGATACAGTTTATGCTATTGTAGAGAAAGATTATGAAAACAATAAAAGTTAGTCCTATATTAAGCGATGAAGAAGTAAAAAAATTAGAGGGAGAATTTTTAGAAGAAAGTCATATCAAAACTTTGCTTAAAGAAGATACAATCGTTTACAATGAAAAAGATGAGCCATTATGTGTATTTAAAAAAAATTGTATACCTAGTAATCATGCAGAAAAAGCATATTACTCACTAAAAAAAGCAATAGGAAAAACAAGTAATAGAGGAAAAGCTGGAGGAAATTTCAATTTTAAAGTTGGCGATTTAGTAGATGGCTCTATTGTTGGTAAAGTATTAAGTGGTAATAGATTTATACCTTTAAAAAAAGATGGTACATTATCAAATTCGCCAAAGTCAAAAAATGTTAATTCAAGCATAATAGGTTATGCTGATAGATACCCAAGAATACCATATTGCAGACAAACAGCTTTTACAGAAAAACATTTTAATATTTACAAAGAAGCATTACCATATATACAAAGCATATCTAAAGTTTTTGAGGAATGTTTGCCAGATAGATATAAAAATCAGAAAATGATGTGGGATAAAACTAGTAACGATTTTAAAATCCACGATACAGTTTTTACAACAGTAACAGTAAATAAAAATTTTAGAACTGCAGGTCATTATGATGCTGGAGATTTAAAAGAGGGTTTTGGAAATTTAGCAGTATTACATACAGGAGATTATACAGGAGCATACACAGTAATACCTAAATATGGAGTAGCAGTAGATGTTAGGAATTGCGATTTAGCTTTATTTGATGTACACGAACTACATGGAAACACTCCAGCAATATCAAAAACACCATATGAGAGAATATCTATAATTTGTTATTATAGAGAAAAAATGATTGATTGTGGTACAGCAGAACAAGAGTTACAAAGGATAAAAAATGTTAGATAATTTCATATATAGAAAAAACACTTCAGACGAGAATGTTATCAAAGAAATTTTAGTAAAAAAAGCATATAGCAAAAAAAAGATAGATTTTAAGATAGAAGCTGATGATGTATGGTTAGACGGAGGCTCACATATAGGAGTCTTTGGATTATATGCGGCACAAAACGGAGCAAAAAAAGTTTATTGTTATGAGCCAGAAACAGAAAATTACAAAATATTACAAGAAAATATCAGGAATATATCAGAAAAATATTCTACTACTTTAGAATCATTCCAATATGCAATTAATCAAACAGGAGGAACTCATAGTTTCACTATTGCACCTAACACTTGGCGACATTCTTTAGTAAGTCATTACAAAACTAAACACCCTACGGTAGAAATAAATTGCATGGCTTTTGATGAAATACTAAATAGGCATAAAGATATAAACTGTATAAAGCTAGATATTGAGGGTTCTGAATTAGAAATATTTAAATATGACCATGATTGGTCTAATGTTAATAAATTAGTTTTTGAATATTCTTTTACTAAAAATAGAAAAATGAGTGATTTCTTTGAATGCACAGACAGATTATCAAAATATTTCTTTGTAGATATTCAAAAAAGCTACTATAATCAAAAGCATCAAGGACAAGAGGGATATTGGGGAGGATTTATCGACTCGATAATCTTTTGTAAGAAAAAGTAAAAAAGACATAATGGCTAGACCACTAAAAAAAGTTGACACACAAGCTATAACTAAATTAGCACAATTACATTGCACTTTTGAAGAAATTGCAGAATTTTGTGGAGTATCTACAAAGACTTTACAACGTAATTATGTCCACCTAATAAAAAAGGGTCGTGAGATGGGCAGAATAAGTTTAAGACGTGCACAATTTGAAAAAGCATTAGGCGGTAATGTCGCTATGCAAATATGGTTAGGTAAACAACATTTAGATCAAAGAGATAAAATTGAACAAACAAATTTTAACGAGCCTCTACCATTAATTATCGAAGGACATGGCAAAGAGAAAAGGTAATCTCTACGGTAGAGTAGAGCATGAACCAGTGTTCCATAAAACCAGTATTGGTCGTAATCCTAGTAAGGCAAAAATGAACAAAGCACGTAGACGTAGCTGGAAGAAATATCGTGGACAGGGAAAATGAAAAGATCAAGTTTTTATCCTAATGGAGAGTTTATTCCATACCAGATGCCACAAGATTTTAGACCATCGCAAGGTAGAGGAAGCTGTGGTAATTGTGGTTTATATTCTAATCGTCATGGTTTTTGTGGTGTATATAGAACTAGAGGTGTGAGAGATACCTATGTTTGTAATAAGTGGCGACAAAGACATTTTAAAAGATAATGGAACTTATAATCCAAGATGATGGTGTATTTAAATTAGTTGAAGTTACTAAACAAATGTTAGATCATCTTACAATTCTATCAGATGTAGATTGTTTCAGTTTATGCGATATTATTAGATTAGAGTTTACAGAATATTTAGATTCACATAACAAGCATTTTATGAAAGATGGCAGTGGCTATTTTTATGGGTGTATTTGTAGATAATATGTGATATTTAGTTTAACATGGCTAAGTACAGAGGAAGAACAGTTAAACTTAACAAAATCATGCGTGGTGATGTTAAGAAATTTAAAGTGTTTGTTAGAAACAGAAGAACAGGAAAAATTAAAAAGGTTAATTTTGGTAGTAAGACTATGAGCATTAAGAAACACATACCAGCAAGAAAAAGATCGTTTATGGCTCGTATGGGAGGAGTTCTTAAAAAAGTTCGAGGACAAAAAAGTTTAAGTCCAGCATATTGGTCAATTAGGAGTTGGAGATAAATGGCATTAAAAATATCAGAAGAAGCAAAAGTATCTATGCCAATGAAAACAGTTGCCTCTTTAATAGGTATGGTTGCTATTGGAACATGGGCTTATTTTGGAGTTATTGAAACGCAAAATAAAATATCAACTAGATTAGAGTTAATGGAAAAAGATTTAACGGAGAATACAGATTTTAGAATAAAGTGGCCACGTGGACAATTAGGTTCATTACCTGCTGATAGTGAACAATTTATGTTAATTGAAGATTTGTATAAGCAAGTAGAAAAGCTACAAGTACAACAAGAATCAGGTATGCACAATAAAGTTAATATTGAATTTTTACAGAAACAAGTAGAGAAACTTTTAGATGATGTAGAAAAACTAAAAGATGCTAATAGAGAAATTAAATATACAAATGGAAACGGTAATCACTAATGGTTGAAGTAATAGCTTTATTAATGATTGTAAATAACGAGATAAAAGAACATCGTATTCAACCTGATATGGCACAATGTTTACGAGGTAAAAGAGAAGCTGAAAGAGTTTATCAAGAAAATGTTCAATATTCTTGTATTAAATCTATGGCAGAATTAGAAGATAATATTGATGGAAGTAAATCAATTAAAAAACTAATATTAGAATGACAGAAAAAGAAATATTAAATAAACTTGCAAAAGACAAAACATTACAAAAAGAAATTAAAGATAAAGGTGAAAACGATTTAGAGGTTAAAATTAAAATTTTAGAAAAAGAAGTAGATACACTAAAAGCTGTTATTGATTTAAAAGATGTAGAGTTAAATTCAAAAGATGTTACAATAAAAAAATTAAAAAAGGACGCAGAGGATATGTTATTATATCCATGATTATGAGTATTAAAAATGATAAACTGGTTGGTAGAAAAGATTGGCAAGGTTGCGAGATCCATTTTTCATTGGTCTTGGAGAGTCCAGATGCATCAAAAAATGAAAAGGAAAAAAAAATAGATGAAATGGATTCTACTATATCAAGTTTGTTCATTAGTTAATAACTTCTGTTATCCACCACTCACAGATAGAGAGGCTATAAGTTATTCAGAATGTGTTGCCAAAGGTGCAGAAAAAACAATAGAGCTGGTACAAAAAGCACCTAAAGAATTTGACGAACAGAAATATATAGTTAAATATTGGTGTCTAAGTGAAGATAAAATTAACAAAACCCCAGCATAAAGTATCATCAAGTAAAAAAAGGTTTAGAGTATTAGTATCAGGTCGTAGATTTGGTAAAACTTATCTTTGTATTACTGAAATGATGAAGTTTGCAACGCAAGTAAATAAGACTATTTGGTATGTTGCTCCTACCTTTAAAATGGCTAGAGAAATAGTTTGGTTAAAACTCAAAGAAATGCTTTCAGATTTTAATTGGATTGAATCTATTAATGAAACTAATCTATCTATAAAAATAAAAAAAACAGGAAGTATAATATCATTAAAAGGTTGTGAAAACTACGACTCTTTAAGAGGTGTAGGAATTGATTTTTTAATATTAGATGAATTTGCTGATATAGATGAAAAAGCATGGACAGAAGTATTAAGGGCATCAGTGGCAGATACACAAGGCGATGTTTTAATGTGTGGCTCTCCTAAAGGATTTGGTAATTGGTCTTATCGAATGTATGAGAAAGGTAAAAGAGATAACGAGTGGGATAGTTTTCAATTTACTACTTTAGAGGGTGGTATAGTTCCACCAGAAGAAATAGAACAAGCAAAACAAGATATTGATATAAGAACATTTAGACAAGAGTTTGAGGGTACTTTCGAAAACTATGCTGGAGCAGTATATTATAATTTTCATGCTGTTGATAATGTTAAAGAAAAAAGAATAGATTGGTCAAAACCTTTACACATAGGATTAGATTTTAACGTAGATCCAATGAGTGCTTGCGTGGCACAACTAGAAAAAGATATAATTCATTTTGTTGATGAGATAGTTATCTATTCA